AGAAACTGGTACTTTTTTTTTTAAATTTTCAGGTGTTATTAAAGGTGATATTTTTAAAACATTTAAATTGTGTACATTTTTCATTTTTTGACTTTCGTTCACTTCATTTGGCTGCATATTATTTAAAGACATAATAAAAAATATAGATAATATTATTTATATTCTTTTTTTATTTATAAAGCAAATAATGTATTCATATTTTTTACTTCTATTTTGTCCTCTTCTTTCATAAATAATTTATCGATTAACGAATCATCTCGTATTCTTATTGTATAATCCATCTGGTTATTTCTTCTACCCACGCGCCCAAAAGCCTGTATCATTTTTTCTTGTGTCATATTTAACAAATCTTTACCCAAATATCCGTGACAAAATTGATAATTAGTTCCATAAATATAATCACTCGAAGCAATTATCAAATATAATTTTTGATCTTCTGCTAACTTTTTCATTATTTCCATATATTTAATATTATCTTTATCAACTTCTTTTACATTTTGCTTGACAAATACACCTATACCCATCAGCAATAAAATTTTCCAAGCTTCATTTATATTTAACAACATTATTTCCTCTACTATATCATCGCTGATATCTGATTTATATTCATTTGTTAGAACTGTTTTTTCAGTCCATTTTTTTATATGATTTACCGTATTTGGTATATATACCTTAGTTAATTCAACTGCTTCTATTTTACTTTTAATACGTTTTACTTCTCGTTGATATTGTTCTAACAATTTATATTCTGTACTATCCATTTTATGCGTTCGTTCTAACATTTCTGAACCCTGTTTATCTTTACGTTGCCTCTCATTTTCTTCTACTTTAAATAATTCATTTCTCCATTTTTCATTTCTTTGAATTATAATTTTTAATCTATCCATTTCATTTGATGGTATTTGTGATGCTGTAAGATATATACTCGCCAATTTTTTTACATCATTTGTTAAGAATATCGTTGGTCCATCTGTTAAAGTATGTGCATCTTCCGTTGTAATTTTAATAGTCGAATCGAATGTTTTCTTTATTTTTGTTTGAAAATAATTATATATTTCATCATATTTTTTCTTACATTTTTTCAGCAAAAGTAAATAATACAATTTAATATTTATTACATTTATATCATTTATATCGTCAAAATAATTTTCAATATTATAACTTTTTTTAACAAAACCCTCTTCTAATACATAAATAATAAATTTAGATATTTCTTTAACGTCAAAATATCTCATTATCGTTTTATTTTTTTCCAAATATTTTAAACATTTATTTAGTTCTGCCCAACTAGAATATTGATAATGTGGCAAAACTTTATAACCTTTCGTTGAAATAATTGGTATTGATTTTTCACATTCATAACTTAATATTTCTGTGATATTACTCTCCGGAAATTTAAATTTATAACTTTGTAACATATCTGTCAAATCTTCCATATTTGGCAATGTAGCCGAAGACAACACGATATTGGGTATCCTATTTTTATTCCAATTTTTTTGTAGCAATGAATGAAATTCGTGTTCTTCATAATCCAATGTAATAGTTGGTTCATCCCAATACCATATAATATCTTTTTCATCATTAAAAGCACACATATAATTCATTGCTGATAAATATGATTGAATATCGCTGATTATTATTTCTACTTTATCCCCAACACTATTATCTACCCTAAAAATTGCACCAGTTTTATAATTTTTAGTATAATCTTTTGCTGCATAATAATGCAATCTTATATCACTCGGGTCATTACAACCAAATGCTATTGCTATCGGTATTTCCAATGAAATACAGGATTTTGCCAATTGTAAACCAATATGTTTTGCAGCACAAACAAATATAATTTTTTTCCCTCTAGACAATCCAATAGGTGTCATCGTTTTCCCAGTGCCTGTTGGTGCCTGATAAAGAACTAATTGACAATCGGTTCTTTTATTTTTAAATGTTTTAATCATATCCGCCTGATGTTTGTACAATGATATATCTTTATATTTCAACAAAATTTTATTTTGTTCAATATATTTACTTGAATTTATAATAATATCTTTCATATTTATTTTTTTTTGAAATTTTTTTAGTATAAAATTAATATACTCCAATACAATAATATTTAAATTTGTTATATTATTTAATATTAATTGCTTCAAATTATAGTAATAATAAATATATTTTGAGGTATTTCCAGACTTAATATTTGAAAGAAATGATTTTACATTTTTTATTAGCAAAAACTCATATATTTTTTCTTTATTATTATCCATTTTTTTTTCAAAATTTTTAATTCTAATTTCTTCGCGTTTTTTTAATTTAAACTTTTTATTTTTTTTTATTGTTTTTTCCCAAGAAATATTATATTTATTATTCATTTCTGATATTTTTTTTTTAAAATACATTTCATAAAAATTATAATGAAATGTTTCAATATTTTCATTTATTTTCATTATTGATATTAGACTAATTGCATCATTAAATGATATTTCAGGATTTTCCCAACCTGCAAATATCATTTTTAATATTTTTTTTTCATTTTCTGGCAATGGAACTTCCAATGCCTCCCATTCTTCTTTTTTTAGTTTGCTTTGTGTTAAATCCATATTGTTATAATATAAATTTAACGATTAAATAGTTTTATAATAATCTTATAATAAGATTTTATTTTCAATTTTATTTTTTATATATTCATTTATAAATTCTCTCAACCACCCTATCGTTATAGCTGCTGGTTTGTATTTATTTACCATAATAAAAAAATCCTCTTTATTTCCTATTTCTTTTATTTTTTTCATAAATATTTTTATATCGATCCAATTCTCCAATCTCGATAACTTAACATAAACGTTACTATCAACTGCATATTGGTAATCTTCATATAATTTTTTTGTTATATGTTTGCCATTCATAATATATTTTCCATTTTTTTTTTCCAATGTTGCCTTATCAAATGTTATACCCGTTCGATTTATCTGATACCAAGTATTGTTTGAAACGTCTGTGCGAAAAAAACTCGGGAAGAAAACTGGATTACCCGTTTTCTTTAAAATAACTGTTGTATCGGCGCGAATTCCTTCATTATGTGTTCTCTTCAAAATGTAATCATATTTTGATTTGATTCTTAATTTTCTTTCTGAGAGAATTTTACTAACTATATCGTTGGATAATTCTATACGTTTTCCAAAAAATAATATAACACTTTGTTTTATTACATTATTATTGTTATCGTTATTATCATCAAACTCTAAAGATATATATGACTTTTCTATTAATGATTCGTACAATTTATTTAAAAATGGTTGTAAACTTATGGGTATTAACCAAAGACAATACTTATATTTTTCTTTATAACCTTTATAAATAAATTTTTTTGCTTTTTTAGAACCAAATCCATATGGTGGATTAAATCCAACAATTGTTTTTTTTTCGCATATTTCTTTTTCTTTTAACCAATCTTTAATAATTATGTTACCATAATATTTTTTAGCAGGAGATATATCATATGATATGTAATCAGTTATAATATTATTTTTTTTTAATTTTTCTACCAATTTATTATCACCACAGGATGTATCGAGAAAACATAAATTTTTTGGTAATGTAAGATTTGAAATTTCTGCAATAATTACATCTATATTTTTCGTATAAAATTTTTCATATTTTGTCATATATTTAATACATAAAAATATGACACAAAAATAACTTAATCTATATTTTCAAGTAATAAATTATCATTGAATAAAGACGGTGCTTTATACTTTAAAATATCTAATTCATCCGTAGTAGTTGAAAAATTATCCTTCCCATATATGTCTTGTAAACATAACCATTCAAATAATCCACCCGGATAAATAAATACATTTATAAATCCTAATTTTAATAATTGTTCATATTTTTTAAATAGCTTCGTTTGATGAGCATTTTTATCGTAAATAATAATTTTAATATGTTTATTTTTACGTAAATATGTATTAATCAATCGTTCTTCATTTTCTATATTTATTGTTTTTGTGATTAAACAGCTTTGATTAGAAGAATCTAATGTATTAATTAATAAACAATCTTTCTTATTTTTTTGTATAACTTCTTGGATATCTTCAAAATTTACCTTTTTAGTTATTGAAGTATTATTGCCCATTGAATATATTTAAAAGTATAATTAATTTTAAATATATTTTTTTATTATAATATTGCTGAGTTTGTAGTTGTGGCATCTCCAGCTAATCTAAATAATCCTGCTTTATTATTTTTCACATCTTTAACAATTATGTCCTGCGATTTTTCATTACTGTTATATTCACTTCTTCTGTAATATTTAATACCATTCAGTCCACCATATTGAGAGTCTGTAAGTTTTAAAAATCGCCAAAAAGGGAACCAATCTTTTTCATACATTTGTTTGGTAATAACAGTACCATAATCTGGATTAAATGTAACCTTTTCTCCTAATATATTTCTCAATGTTTCGTGTTCAGGACCATCAATGATTTTAACCAATTGATTATTTCCTAATATATCTAATGTACCATCCGGCTTTACTTGAACACCATTGGTTGAATTTGGTGGAAAACTTAATGACATAGCGTCTTTAAAATCGCCCCAACACATTTTAACCCACGGTTTTCCAGAAGTGTCGATTTTTTTATCGGCATTAACAGTAGTTCCTGATTCTGGTTTTAAATCTTGCCAAATTATATCCTTCTCATTTACTTCTTCATAAAGGAGCTGTTTATAGTATAAAAATTTATCATAATCATCAGCTGTTTTGTTTGAACCGTTAAAACTGGTTATATATTTTTGCATATCTTCCAATTTATCGTTTAATCCTTTATTTGTTAAGTTAAGATGAATTTGATCTTCAAAACTCGCTTTTGGTAAATGTTTCATCCCCCAAACCTTTTGTATACTTGTATTTCCTATTGGATATGATTTATAATCTGGGTCCAAAACGTGATAATCATTTTCATATTCATACAATTTCCCATAATCTTTTCCTTTCCAAGTATAACTGCCTTGACCATCAATAATTTTTTTATTTTTTGTATGTTTTTCCCAGAAATAATTAGTACATTCTTCGGGTCTTGGAAAGTTAAATTCATCTTTTGGACTTCTAAAGCGGTCAGAACAAGAATAAGGCATTGCTTCTGACTGCAACATTTGACCAGTATTATCGTCAATTTTAGTTTCTTTGCCATAACAGGCTAATGTCATTAATTTGGCAGAATTCATCAATTGTTCTTCGACATCCCTATTATCTTTATCATAAATGATTGAATATTGTTTGCTTTTATCTGCAACTTCCCTCATACGTTTAATATTACTCTTCGTAGATGGTATATCTACTACATCCCATTTAGTTTTTGTATAAGGTAATAAATTTGTTTGTACGCCATTCAGTTCGAATGCTGTTTCAGTCATTTGATTTACAAAATCTGAT